ACCTGAAGACATTACGTCATTTATGGAAGTGCCGACTGGTGTCCCTGACACAATGGTTCAGGTGTGTTTAGATGATGCCAACCTCTTCATCACGGAAACGTTGGCCAATGCAAGTCTCTCCACAGCACGCCTGACGGCCATTGAGCGTTACTTGGCTTGCCATTTTATGTTGATGCTGACTGAACGAGGTGGACTTACTTCATCGCAGTCCGGAGAATATTCACGTGATACCTATGTAGCAGCCACCTTCGCAAACCAAACCGGATTTGCTGCTACACGGTATGGCCAACAAGCCATCATGATGGATACCTCAGGGATTCTGAAAGGTCTTACCTCCAAGAAGCTTCCTGCCCAATTCTCTGCCGGTGGTGGCAGTGTCTCTGCAGTTCCTGGTACACTGCCTCCGGAGACTGGTTACTATCCTTGGCCTGCTTAACGAACACATAGGTGACTTATGGGACTTCCCTCAATGGGCCCTGGCAGCCGTAACATGAACCAACCCATTACTTATTGGGCGCCTGCAGGTGTTAACAATTACAATGAGTTCCAGTTCGCTACACCTGTGCTCATTCATGGGCGCTGGACTCGAGACTCTAATCTTGTGACCAACATTCATGGTGATGAAGTCAAGTATAACAGCCTTGTGCTTCTGGATACCGATGTAGTGGAAGAAGGTTATCTGGCGCCTGGTGACTTTACTAATGGTCCAGGATACACCACGAATCCAAATGATGGCACCGTTCCTGCTCACCAAATTCATGCCTTCCATACGGCGACTGATCTTCGGAATATGGAAAAAGAAAGGCGGGCATACACAGGATGAGCATTCGTGATTTTGACCCTCTGCTTAAAAGGATTGACCGTCGCACTGGTAAGCGTGGGTCTCTTCCTAAAGGCAAGCAAAGGCGCCAAGGTCTTAGTTCTGCAGTGCCTCCAGAAGTTCAGCCTACAGGTTCTGCAGGTATTACGCCGATCAAGATCAATGTAGGGCGTTCTAATATTGTGGTAGATGGTTCTTCGGAATCTTCCTTATATGAGGGTCTCAAGGAAGCGTTCGGCACCTTAGCAAAGGACCTTCAATGGTATACGGAGCAACTAGAAGGCTTTCTTCCTAACGACTTGACTGAGGCACTAAAGCCTACCCTTGAGTTGTCTGCCTACTATTGTCCGAAAGATACGCTGGAACTAGTCAACTCTAGGTATGTGGCAACTGAACAATACAGAGGAGGGGCTCGCTGTGAAATTGGTTATGCTCGGGGTGGTGAGCCTCACTATGCTATCTACGTCCATGAAATCCCTGCCACGCACGACCCCCCGACAACGGATAAATTTCTGCAACGTGCGATAGACGAGGACTATCATAATATCGTCCAACGTGTTACTGATAACCTTCGTATTCGGATGGGATTGAGTTAGAATGGCTACACAGTCACCTGCAATTCAGATTCGGAACATCCTCGCAGCGGCTATGCCGTCTTCGGGGTATTCTTATTTTGCGGGTGGCTTGTATGAGACTCCGGATGCTCAAGTACTTGTACGACATGCAGGTGGACGTCCAGGTGAGGTAGCTGTTGCAATTGACTATCCTGCCATTCAGCTGATTGTTCGTGGTGGGCAAGGACAGGGTAAGTATGAGGATGCATATGATCAGACTATTGCTTGTCGTGATGTGTTGGTTCGTATTCCTTCACATCCTACATTATACCCTCTCCTAGATGGTTGCAAGACTCTGGGAGACATTCTGGATCTTGGTCAGGATGATAAAAGTCGTCCTATGTTCTCTCTCAACCTTAGCCTCATTGTTTCCTACCCCAGTGGTACTGGATATCGTATTTAGCCATCACAACCCCTAAGGAGTAGACCATGTCTAACAAAGCAGTACAAATCAGCACGAATGGTACGACTTGGTATACTCTTCCGGGTAACCAAGGTTCGTATACGGACGAACTGAACGAGACCAAAGATACTGTTTTTGGTCAAACGTTTGAATCCAATCAGCCGAATATTGGTCAATGGAACATCCAAGCGAATGCCATCTTCAAGGGCATCGTCGGCTACAATATGGTCATCTTTAAAGGTGGTACTCCTACGTCGACGACTGCAGAAGCCTGTGCTCTTGTGTCTGGTAAAACTTATCAGGTGACGAACACGGCTCACCGTGTGATGGATTATAACAACACTGTTACGGTTCTCGACAACAGTGTTAACCAAACCGCCAACGTGCTGAGCATCGATTATCTGACTGGTACTGTTACGTTCCTGTCGACGTATACTGTCACTGGTCCTGTAACTATGACTTACTACTATGTTCCCATGACCCAAATTGCTAAAGCCAAGAGCACTAAGCTCTCCCTTACGCAAACTGCCATTGATCAGACGGGTTATGACGACGCGCAGACGAACTCTGGCTTCCGTGTCATGGTTCCTGGTCTTCGTTCGGTCACTCTTGAATTGGGTAACATCTTTAAGGCTTCTAACGCCTGGGAAACTGCTCTGCAAGGTCGTGGCTATGTTATGATTGTACTTGACCTTAACGGTGACGGTCTTACTGTCTTCCGTGGGTTCTTCAAGCTCAGCAAGCGTACTCAGTCTGGTAACCAAGGTGAAGTGGAAGCTGAAACCGTTTCCGCGATGCTCTGGGTTCCTCCTGGTGCTCTGGTGGCTTTCCCGGCTAACTGGTACATTTCGGGATCCTCCACTCTTGCGACTGCTGTTCAGGCTGTTCTGACTGCTTGGGTTAACCAGACGACGATCTACGCTCGTTACCTTCCTTCTGGTGCGTCTGGACAATCTCCGCTCGATGGTATCTCTGGTTCGGCTTTCCCGATCGATTGTAGCCTTGACAACGCTGTGGACGGACTCAATACGTTCACTGTGAACATGCGTGGTACAGCTAACCCGACCATCGTGTAATCGAACTAACCCTTTCATCAACCAACCCATTGGAGGCCACAATGGATACGACTGATAATAGCCCCGCGATTGTAACTGCCGATTCGGCTCATGGCTCACCCTCAGCTACCTCCGACGCGCTAGAAACCGCGCCTCCGGTAAAGCTGTCCCGTGATGATGCTCGTGCCAAGATCTTTGCTGCCAAGCCTAATAGCCGGAAGCTTGTCTTCTTTGGCGTTCCTGTTGAAGTTCGAGATCCGTCCATCGAGGACGTCTTATCGTTCCAATCCAATGAGGATCGCGCTTATGGCATGGCACTGATGATCGTGAATTATGTCTATAACGCTGGAACCGATGAACGCCTCTTTGAAGATGGTGACATCCCTGATATCCTTGCTCTACCTTTCTCCAGTGACATTCGTGTTCTTCAGGAAGCCATCAACGATCTGACGGGGGTGGTCCCTTCCACTGACGACAAAAGCCAAGCTGCGACGTGATCCATTACTTTGGGCAGCCTTAACAGTTGCCTATGAACTTGGAATGGATTCCGACCTTGTGCTGAAATGGCCTCTGCAGAAACTTAAGACCTGGTTAACTTTCCTTAAGGTGCGTCAGGAATTAGAAGCAGAGGCCATGAAACAAGGAAGCAGCAAGGCAAATGCTGAAGATGCGGCAATCAACCGGTTGAGAGCTCTTCAAGAAGACAAGGCTAAAGCGGCTAAGCGCCGAAGCCGTAAGTAGTGTTGGCAACTAATCAGGAGTAGGCTATGTCCCTTAACCTGGGCGGAATTACTTTCGGATTAGATGCCAACACTTCTGGCCTCTCAACCGCACAATCTAAGCTTCAGGCATTTGGTGATACCGTGGCATCGGCCATGAAGAACACTAAGGGTGCCATCGACGAAACAACCTCAGCACTCATTAGGCAAGAAGGGCAAGCTGTCCGTGGACTGATGCAAGTTCAGGACATGATCGCCAAGATCAATGCCACCAAGATTGCACCTGAGGCAAAGGTAGATTCTATTAGGTATCTGGAAAATGCCTATGCAGCTTATGTAAAGGCACTGACCGAACCTAAGGGTGCAACTCTGAATGCCCTCGGTAACCAGCGAGTTAACCTTGGTTGGCAAGAGAACATCAACTTCATCAACAGACAGGTAGAACTTGAGAAAGAATCCGCAGCCCAACTAGCACGGAATAACTATCTCTGGTCTCTGCAACGGGAAGAGATTGCTAAGGCTGATGCACGTCTAAAGGATTTCCAAGATCGTCTTGGTCGGCAACAGGCTAATGGCAGTATTTCAACTAAGACCGCTGAGACCCTTAATACCGGAGCCATTGGTGCTACCGCTGAATATACGGCTGGCCTGAGAAGTTCACTACTGACTCATGAAGAACTGACTAATGCACAATTGAAGCTGCGCAATTCTATGAATGCGGTTACTCGTGACATGCGAGAGGCTGTATCAGCAACTAATCCGTTTGTGCAGGGACTGTCCAACCTCTCTAACATTGCGACCTTGATTGGTGGTCCTTTTGGGTCATTTGCTACTCAGCTCCAACAGTCTCACCAGCTCATGAGTGAGAATACACTGGCAATGGGTGCACTGTTAACTGGTTTTGCTGCCTTAGCGGCAGGTGCTCTTGGAATGGTAGGTGCTATTACATCTGTCACGATTGAGTACGAAAAAGTTGTTCAGACTCAAACGGCAGTTTCCGGTTCTACTGCATATGGTGCAGCTCAATTTCAATTCCTTGTGCAAGTAGCTAATCAGGCAGGCCTTTCGATCTCTACATTAACTCCTGCCTTTAATAGGTTTATTGCTTCGGCTGTTGGGTCAGGTAGCTCTGTGCATGAAGCTGACCAACAGTTCAAGAACCTTGCGGTTACCTTTGGTGTGATGCATTTGTCAAGCCAAGACTCTGCAAACGCCCTTAAGGCCTTTGATGAAATTATGTCACGAGGCTATGTGACAAGTCGTGACCTCGTGACTCGACTGTCTAATGACTTCCCGGGTGCAATGTCCATTGCTAAGCTTGCAACTGGTGCAACTGGTGCTGAGCTAGATAAGATGCTTAAAAGCGGACAAGTTAATGGTCCTGCCTTTGTTAAGGCCTTCCAAGAAGCTGCAGCAGCACTTTATCACATTGACCTAAGTAAGTCTGTTGATACTCTGCAGGCCTCTCTTGAGCGCATCCACAATAAATGGGATGTGTTCATTCTTTCTATCTCTCAAGCAATGGGAGCATCCCAATCCTTCAAGAACATTCTTACAGGTCTTGGAAGTGTGTTGGATTGGCTGGGCTCTCATGCCCAATTGGTGCTCTCTGCAATTGCTGGCCTTGCAGGTGCATTAGCAGGTCTGGCAGTAGCTCAGGTCGCTATAGGAATTGTAACTGCATTGGGTAGTGGCTTAGCTATTATGCGAGCTGGTATTACTGCGGCTACCACTGCTTACTATGCATTGACCTCTGCTATTAGAGGTGGCACTATTGCTATGGCAGCTTTTGATGCAGCCAGCATAGCTAATCCTATTGGCATCATGATAGCTCTGGTAGCTACGCTGACTGCCGTTATCTGGGGCGCTACATCTGCCTTTAATACTGTGAATAAAGCTATTGATGCCAACAATACCAAGCTGGTAGACTTCACTAGTGTTGATGCCTACATTGCAAAGGCCAAGGATCAGAAGCTTCAAATTGATGAAGTTACTAATTCCCTGTTGAAGCAAGTAGAGGCACAAGCTGCTGCGGCAGACCAACAACTGCAAGGCAACAATAGGCAGTTGATGGATGCTAATGCCACTGTAGCTAATTGGCAAGCTCGCGTATCTAATGCTGGTGGACACGCTAATGACTATGATAAGACACAGTTGGCGGAATGGAAGCGTAAGGCTGAAGGCCTTCAACGCCTGGTTGACTCTGGTATTGC